GCCTTGCAGAGCTTCGTCGCACCGACCCTGAACGGTACCGTGCAATCCGTAATGAGTTAGCTCGTCGCCAACGTGAAGCTGGTTCTGATTACAGTATGTATGGTGGTGAAGCAGGTCGTACAGATACCGATGCAGTGGCACGTGAAAGACCACAACGGCCTTCTCTACTATCTCGTGGACTACAAGCACTAAATCTGCAGGGTAGTCAAAGCATTGTCCCTGGTTCAACCGCGATGCCTCCTGAACAAGGTCCAGAAGCACTTGGGCCTGAAACATTTGCGCCCGCCGTTGAGCGTCAAGGCCCAGAAGACTTTGCATTTGGTATCGGTGCTGATGCTGCCCCTCGCCGAGCAGGTGGTACTGGACCCGTCTCTCCTACTCGTGGACCAGACGATGGACTACGTGGTGGCCCTGTGCCAGAAGATACAGCAGCCCCTCCCTCTGCTACTGGCGCAGCGGCCAACATTCCTACTGACAGCGGTGGACTTGCGGGTCTTGGTGTCGGTGTCGGTACTGGCAATGCAGAAGCAGCCATGGAGCGCGGGTTTGCCCGTGCAGATCAGTATACTGGCCGCGAAGAAAAAGCGGGTCGCTACGCCGAAATGGAAGAGCGCCTAGCTGCATTAGATGAAGAACTCTACGATCCAGCAGAAGAACGCCGCGATCAGCTTAAAGCCTTCCTAATCGGTACGGCGGGACGGGGTTCTACCGCACTTGCAGGTGGTGCAGCATCTTCTATGAACCTACGTGCAGATCAAAAGGCTGCACGCCGCCAACGCCTAATAGATCAGTTTGATATGGCCGAACGTGGCATGGCGCTAGATAAAGACTTAGCCAATATGGGTCTGTCGCTAGGCCGTGAAATGTACGCACAGGTTTCGGCTAACAACCGCGCGGCCCTTAGTGCAGCAGCAAGCCTGCGTACAGCAGAACTCCGTAACCAGATGGAAGCGGCAAAACTGCAATATCAAGAGCGTCGTGATAATGATGATCGTTCGCTCCGCGAACAAGAACTCGCGGTCAACGCAGCGGATGCAGCGGCGGCACGCACTACGGCAGACCTTGGAACTACTTCAGCAGCACTAGATCGGTTGATTAGCGTACAAGACGCAGAAATAGAACGCCAGATGGACGCACAAGGTATCCCTGAACTCAACGTACAACTTAGTTTTGCAGATGAGGAAACCGCTGCACAGTTGGAACAAGAGATCGCACGTAGAACATCTATCGCCCGTATCGACGCTAACACCATATTGAACGAAAGCGGAGTGCTTGATGCACAGGAACGTTTGACTGCGCGTCTGATCGACTTGACTGGGATTGATACTTCAGACCTGCCCGCCCTTGAGATGGAAGACATCGAAGACATCACTTATAACGAATAAGGAGCCACTTGATGGGTACCTACACGCTCACGCTGAAAGATGGCTCTAGCATAAACGTTGAGGCACCGCCGAATACTCCTCGGGATCAGCTAGTTCGCATGGCACAAATGCAAATGCGGGCCGAAACCCCAGGGGAGTATCAAGACGTTTTTGCGCGTAGACAGGCACGCGCCGAGAACCTGCGTCGGCAGCGTGAAGCTCTTGGTGAACGTACACCCATCGAGCAAGATGAAGAAACAGGGTTCATTGGTGATATTCTGTCAGGGTTTACCGCAGGTGCTATCGGCGTTGGCGAGCAAGCTGCACTCGGTGCCGCTACACTCCTAGATGAAGAAGCTGAACTTGCAGCCCGTGATCGCATTCAAGGCATTGCAGAGACTATTCGTCCAGACAGCGGCGATCCAGAAGACTTAACCTACCAAATTGCAAGCGCATTCGGTTCTATTGCTGGTGTTGCGGGCGCTGGTGCCCTTGCCGCATATGGTGGCGCAGCCGCTGGTCTTGGTGCCGCTGGTGCAGGTATCGCTGGTTTACTGGGAGCGGGTGCTGTCGGTGTCGGTGCTGGAGCTGGTGAAGCAAGTGAACGTGCCCGTGAGTTTGGGGCTACCGAAGAAGAACGGACTGCCGCTACCCGCCGTGGTGCCTTGATCGGTGCTACTGAGGCATTGCCACTTGGTCGTGTTCTTGGGCCGATTGGTCGTCGACTTGCAGGTGATCTTGGCGAAGAAGCCGTTAGCACAATGCGAGATCGTATTGTCCGTGCCGCACGCACTGGTGGGGAAGAAGCAGCGCAAGAAGCCGCAGCCAACATCCTACAGAACCTCAACGAGCGTGGGTATAACGCTGAACAGGCTATCCTCGAAGGCGCAGGAGAAGCAGGTGCCATTGGTGGCGTAGCTGGTGGTACATTACAGTTGATGGTTGACACCTTCCTTGGTCGTCGCGCACGCGGTGCTGCACCTGCCGAAGTCGAAGAAGGCCCAGAAGGTTTACCTGCACCAGAAGGTCCAGCAGGATTACTTGAACCCCCACGTCCTGAGTTGCCAGCACCTGGTACTCCAGCTGTAGTGCAAGTTGGACCGACTGGCGAAGCAGCTACAGCAGAACAAATGCGTGTTGAGGCCGAACGCCGCCGCGCCGAAGAAGCCCGTGCAGAAGAACAACGCCTTGCAGATTTACAAGACACACGCATTCCGTTCAGCCAGCAACGCACCGACGAAGAATATCGAGCAGCTCAAGAACGTGCCCGCGAACGTGAAGCCTTACGTGCCGCAGAGCGTGGAGATGTAGAAGGTTTTGAACAGCCTGACCTGTTTGCACTTGAACGTGAACAAGAACGCCGCCGTCTTGGTGAGCCTACACCTCGTGAAGAAGCACCGCTGCCTACTGCCGAAACCGCTGCCCCACAGCAGCAAGGCGATCTAGTAGATTTGATCCAAGAGATCGAGCAAGGCGAGCAGTACGCTGCCGCACGCCGCACTGTTGGACAAGCAAGAGAGGCCGCACAGGAAGCAGATATTGCAGCACGCACAGAAGCGGAAGCCGCTGAACGTATCCAACCACAAGTGCAAGCAGCCCAAGAAGCGCCGTTCCGTCAAGCAGCAGCGCGCCGCGCAGAGGTTGTAGATAGTGCCCTAGCAGCTTCGGATACGACAAGTCGCGTAAACACAGAAAAAGCCGTGCAGCGTGCACTGGCCGATGCAGGTATCAAGCGTACCGATCTTACCCGTGCAGAGCGCAACAAGGTCCGCACCCGTGTCGCTGAAATTCGTGAAACACGCCCTGCTACTGAGTCTCGCGAAGAACTTGAAGTGATCGAGGAAGCACCAGAGGCCAGACAGCTAGACGAGATGGAAGCTCGCATCCCTGAGCGAGTAGAACGCCGTGAACCAATGCAGTTAGGGTTCCCTGGCCTTGGTCAGAAACGTCGTCCTTCCACACCACAGCAGGCAGAGCCAGCACCTGAACCACAACCAATAACAAAAGAAGTGCTAGATCAGATGGGTATCGCGCCAACTGCGCGTATCCGTAAACGTGTTATGGGGCGTGACCTCACTGACCCCGCTACCCGGCAACAACTCGTTACATTTGCTAACAGCAAAGCCGCATCCCAATCTGCACAGTTAGGTATTAGTCGTTATTTGGAGGGAGTGCCTGAAGCACAGCCAGACTTATTTACCCCGCGGGGTGTTCGCAAAGCGCAGCCTACTCCCGCCCCAACACAGGAGGCAGCGGATGTTGGACGAACCACTGACACAGAAGGAGTGGGAGTTAGCCCTACAAGTGGTGCACCAAGCGTGGCAGAACGCGGACGGAGAACTCGTGGAACTGGAGATACCACCCGAACTGCAGCACCTAGACAGGGAGGACTGGGAAGAAGTGTGCAGGGTCTTGAGCCTGCTAGAGTACCAACAGGCGGTCAGCGAGCTACACTAGAAGCAGCACCGTACGACGAATCACTCATGCCAGGCCAAGAAGGTTATATCCCTCTAACAGAAAGACCTGCGTACAAAGCACGGTTCTCTGATGAAGCTAAACGCGCACGCCAACTAGAATCACAACGCCGTTTCAAAGAAGAGACTGAGCGTAAGGCTGAAGCACGCAGAACAGAAGAAGGTAAAGTTCAGAGACGCCCTGCAATGCCTGTGCTTGAAGTAGGCAAGAAGCGCACAGAGGCACTCGCGCCGAAGCCACAGCCGAAGAAAACTACTACCCGTACAGGTGAGACTAAGGCATCTATCGAAGCCAAGTTGATGGACGCATACGATGCGAACACCAGTGCAGACCACAAGCGGTTTGTAAAAACTATGGCTGTCGAACCCGCGTCTGATCCGATGACTGTGACAGACAAAGAGAAGGTACTAAAACTTCTCAACACCAAGTCAAACAAGCAGGTCAAGAACACCACTGGCGCAGTGCAGAAATATCTGGGTGCTTACGAAGACCCGATCCTTGGTCTGCAAGATGCTGTCGACGATGTAGTGTCAGAGGCACCGAACTTCCGTAAAGCAGAAGACATGACCGCAGATGAGATTGCGTTCTTTGGCCCCGACAATAAGGCGTATCTACCTGCACGTGGTAAGAACTCAGCGCAAGCTACCCTAGACTGGGCTGCAGAGAACATGTCTGAGGTAACAAAGCGTTGGATCGCCACCGCGATGCGTGACGCTAAGAAGATCAACGCAAACGTAGCGGCCTTCGAAGCTACTGACTTGGTTGCCAAACGCCGTGAGATCGAGGCACTGCTTGAGGGTGGATTCGACCTAAACACCGAAGCTGATGCAAAAGCACTTGACGATCTAATGGAGAAACTGGGCATCGACGAGACTGATCCGATGCTGCGGTCCATGATCTACAAAGGCGGCATGTTCAACATGCAGGCTAACCAAAACGCTCCGCTACCGAGTGTGGTGACGCGTCTACTAAAAGGTGGCAACCTGCAGGGTGCCCTTCGCGCACTTGCGGCAAACACTGCCGACCCTGATGTTCGTGCCGTTGCTGAGAAGCTGGCCAAGGTTGCAGGGGATACAAAGGTTGAGATCGGTAAAGACATTGACTTTACAGGGCGGTTTACTCGTGACACCAACACGATCCGCTTGTCAGATACTTACTACTTCGACGGTGTAGACAACATTCCAAACGGCGGTATGAACGCACATACCCTGCTTCATGAGATGACGCACGCCGCGACTGTTGCGACACTAGCTAAGAAGAACCACCCGCTGACACGCAAACTGCAGAAAATCTTCGACGAAACAAAAGACCACATGCCCACTGCATACGGTTCAACGAGCGTAGAAGAATTTGTTGCGGAGACGTTCTCGAACCCAGACTTCCAACGTATGCTGGCAGGGCTGAAGGTCAAAGGTGACCCACTAACTCCTTTTGCTAAGTTCAAGGCAGCTATCTCTAACTTCTTGCGTACCTTGATCGGCAAGCCTGTTAAGCCTGTCGAGTCCGCGCTAGACCAAGCAACTGGTATCATTGACAACATTCTCGCACCTGCTCCAAACACAGAAGGCACTGGTGAGTTCTTTATGTTGTCACCACGTGAGGCGGGACGCCGTGCAGCTGAAACACTTGACTCGATGCAGAAGTCTGTCGGGCCAGTAACCAAGGAGTTTCGGCAGAAGTTCTCCGATCAGGTTATTGAGTTCTTGCGCGGTAAAGGCAAAGACAAAACCAAACGTGCCTTCATGGGCTTCCTACCATCGCAAGCCGTTGCAGATGTCGCGCGTTCTCGTGGCATCACAGGTATGTATGAACTGCACAAGATGATGGAAGAACAGCGCGGTGCCGTAGCCGAAGCCGATAAGAAGGTGGAGGGTGTTCTCAAGTCCGTTGCATCATGGGCCAAGAACAACGAAGGCCGCGTCGATACTCTTAACAAAGTAATCTACACAAGCACCATCGAACAAGTCGATCCATCAAAACCACGTAGCTACTACGAGAAGATGGGCGACCCAGAGAAACTTGCAGCATATGACACCATGCGAAAAGACTGGGGTAAACTTGGCAGTGATGGACGTAAGGTTTACGAACAGATGCGCGATACGTACAAGAAACAGTACGAGAACATGCGCGATGTGATCTACGGCAAGATCGACGAGACTATCTCAGATCAAGAAGCACGTAAGGAACTCAAGAACGAAGTGTACGCACGGTTGTTTGAGACAGGCACCATCGAGCCATACTTCCCACTAACACGTTCTGGTGATTACTGGTTGTCCTACACTGCAGATGGCGAGTTTAACGTCGAAGCGTTCGAGACACTGGCAGAGCGTGACCGTGCAATGGCTGATCTTAAGAAAGATAAGACGGTCAAAGATATTGAAAAGTTCGTCAATCTAAGCGATGCTAACTATGCGAAGGCACCGCCCTCGTCGTTCGTGGGCCAGACACTCCAGACCCTTCGCGCGAACAAGGTTGATGACAAGGTTCAAGCAGAAATCTTACGCCTGTTTGTGGAGGCGCTTCCCGAAACATCATTCGCGAAGTCGCTGCAGCGTCGGAAAGGTACCCCAGGGTATAAAGAAGATGCGATCCATGCTCTCAAAACAAAAGCGTTCGATCTAGGACGCCAAGTAGAGCGGCTCCGCTACAGTGCCAAAATCCGTGATTTGCAAGACAAGATCATGGAAGACAATGCGACTAAGATCACAGACGAGAACAAGTATCTCGTTGACGAGATTATGAAACGTGCAGACTTCGCACGTAACCCACCCAAAGATAGCATTGCGCAGACTGCAAACCGTCTGGCGTTTATCTGGACTATCGGGTTCAACGCATCGTCTGCTGTCGTCAACCTTTCGCAGATACCTCTGTTTGTATACCCGATGCTTTCGGGGCGGTACGGATGGAAAGAAACTACGAAAGCCCTGCGCAATGCACAGAAGATGGTTACGTCTAGTGGCCTGAACCGCAAGATACCTATGGTTGCTCCGTTTGGTAAAGAAGTTAACACAAATGGCTTTGCTATGCCCGGCATAGACAACTACTTCGAACTAGACGCCAATGGTGATTATGTCGTGCGTAAAGACCTAGAGCTAGAAACTGAAGAACGTCAGCGCATCGAAGAAATCAAACCACTCATGGAAATGATGGCAGCGCGTGGTCAGTTGAACCGTTCGTTGTTTGCAGACAGCTTGGGCCTCGATAACTCAGGTCGCGAACGCGGTATCATGGATTGGGTCAGCGGTGCGTCAGCGTTCATGTTCCACAACGTCGAGATGTTCAACCGCCAAGTCAGCACACTGACTGCCTACCAACTAGAACTTGACCGCCTCAACAACAGCGTTGAAGGCAAAGCAATGTCTACGGCAGAACGTCAGCAGGCTGCGGCAGAGCAGGCACTCTATGATACACAGCAAACCAACGGCGGTGCCGTGCTTGAAACTGCGCCACGCTTTGCTCAGGAAGGTGTCGGGCGCGTTGCCTTGATGTATAAGTCTTACGGCATCCAGATGTACTACACGATGTTCAAGACTGCGCGTAAGATGCTCGATGCTCAGAACGTCAGCAAAGAAGAACGCTCGATTGCCGCGAAGCAGTTGGCAGGTATCATGGGTACCTCGTTCTTGTTGGCAGGTGCAGTGGGTATGCCACTTGCGCGTGAGTTAATGCAGTTGATGGACTTGTTCTTGCTCGACGAGGAAGAAGACAATGCCGAAACCATGGTGCGAAAAGCACTCGGAGAGACACTATATAAAGGACCATTAACCGCACTATTGGGTGTGGACGTGTCTAGCCGTATCGGTCTATCGGGTCTGATCTTGCAGGCTAACCGCTTCAACACAAACGCTTCGCTCGAGGAAGACTTCTTGTATTACTTCGGTGGACCTGCATGGAGCACCGTATCCTCAATGAACCGCGGGTTCAAAGACATGATGGATGGTAACACAGTAAGAGGTATTGAATCTATGGTGCCTGGGGCCGTACGTAATGCCGTACGTGGTATATATCGTTACCCTGCAGATGATGGCATCCTTACTCGTCGCCGCGACCCGATCACAGACGACTTGTCTTTCGGCGATCTAGCGGCACAGGTTATCGGCTTCGCGCCCTCAGACTACACGTTCGAACAAGAACGTAACCAAGTCACCAAGCGTATTGATCGTGCGGTAAATGCACGGCGCACACGTCTACTTCGTCAGTATTACGTTGCGCTACGTATGGGGGACGGGCCTACAGCACGTGAGGTTATGGGCGATATTCGCGAGTTTAACCGCCGCCACCGTTCCGCTGCAATCACTCCAGAAACCATGATGCGCTCTATGCGTCAGCACATGGAAACCTCGGCTACGATGTACAACGGCATCACTATCAGCCCGAACATGCGGCGTGTGCTACAACAGCAACGTGACGAATGGGATCAGGGGTTCCAACTCTTCTAAGAAAAAGCCCCCGCACTTGGCGGGGGTACTCAGGGAGAGGAGAACATGTATAGAGCAAAACATGTGTACCAACATGTTATCACAAAGTTCTCCAAATTCGTACCCCAAATCTGCCATCTTCGATTCGGATGAATACTTTTGTCTCCCAACCCTTTGTTTTAGCTATTTTAGCTATCTGTTTCTTAGCTTCTTCGGTGTTGATGCAGGGTACGAAGATAGATGCACCTACTACCATCTTGTCCCAGTCGACAGTCACGCGGATGCCATCAGGGTGTAGGTCATCAGTCCTCGGTATTGCTTTCATCGTCACTCCCAGTCTCTAGTTCGAAGTTAACCTCTATAACATCAGCCGAAGGCAGGTTCAGGTTCGTGCCTTTTGTTATGCGCATCTTGCGCTTTATGGCACCGCGATCTTTCACCAAATCATTTAGGCAAGCTGTGTAGTCGATCTGCTGCTCGATACACCAACGCTTGAACGGCTTGACCAGAATGAACGCCTTCTTAGTATCCGTCTCATACCGTGCAACCAACTTGGTGCGTGGGTTCATCTCAGGAATAATAAGAGACTCCAACCCATCTTGGGTCGTGCCACGCAGGTCACTCGTGCTCTTGATCGAAAGTATATTGCCGTTATGTTCGGCGAAGAAGTCTGCAAGTATCTGACTAGACGATGTGGACATATCCTGAACCACAGTTTGATTGTGCTTGATAAGCTGTACCGCAAAGTCAAACACGTGCTTCATGTCATAATTTAATAGGCCAATCTTATTTGCTACGATCCCTGCAGTCAGTGCCTTGGTGATATACTCTGACCAGAAACGATCAGACGATCCAAGATTACAGGCATTGTCGACACGCTCGCGCACCTTGTCCTCGATCTGCTGAATAGCTTCCTTGTTGTTCATGTAGTGTTGGACAAACACCACCCCTGCATGTCCGTAGTGTTTCTTGGCACGTTGAGAGAACTCGTCTGTCATTTTCTTGTCGCCAGTGCCATCGAAGAACTTATCTACTCGTGCTTCTAGCACCCGCAGGGCTTCTGCTTTCGGCGCATTTTTGTACAGAGATATTTTCTCGATCAGGCTCATTTGCCCAGTAGACAAGGCCAAAAACCGCCACGTGCCACCACGAGATCGTTCGACGTTAGACCCACCAGACATACGGTTACGCTGCGATCCTTCAGTGATGCCGTAGGCTGTGTCGGATGCAAGTTTGGGTGCAGTGTTTGTTATCTCGTCAGTACAGAATGGTAGGTTGCGGTAGACTTCGGCACGGTTCATGCGCGAGTTAATCGAGTCACGCTCTTTCAAGATAAGACCTTCAGGGTCGCCCCATGGAGTCATCGCCATATTCATCGCAGTGGTTTTGCCCAGACCAGAATCTTTACTGTGCAGATGTAGCAAACAACCATACAGAAACGAGTTACGCATTAGTACACTGCCGAAACCAGCGCATACCACGAGTTGGTATAACTCCATGCCTCTTTGGTTAAAGAACTCAGCGTTGTGCTTCCACCCATCCAGTGATCCCTTCGGTGTGAACCATGGGAAAGCAAAGGCAGTCGCAGTCGATGCAGGGTTAAAATCTATTCGGTCAGGGAATATCTCGCGATCCCCGAGAATAAACGAGCTGCCCTCGTCGTCAGACCAACCGAACTGTGTATGCGCTACGTCAGCGGCACTGTTATGCTGCAATTCTTCAATCCACCTGATACTGTAAGACATCAATGCCTCCAAATTATTACCCCATGCCGTTACCCCTTTCGAACCAATCGCCTTCCTAAACTCGTCTCTCGACGTGACTGCGATCTGCGGCACAGTGAACTCACGTATTCCATCTCTTGGTAGGTGCAGACGGAACACCAACATGTCTTGCTCCCCGTCAGTAACACGACGAACAATATATAGGTCGTTATGGTAGATGCACTTCTCGTCAGGATTACCCTCTGCATCCTCGCCTCGTATATACACACCACCGTTTGCACCTCTGAAGAATGGGCGCGGGTATGTCGGAATAACGTACTGCGTAGGCTCTTCGTCAGGAGACTTTGTCTCTAACTCTATTATGTTGTCTTCTTCTGTCGCTTCCTTGATCTTCGCGCCCAGAGAGATCGGTGACTTGATCTTGCCCCACAGTGGACAGCCTGTGCACACGTCAGGATTATATTCGTCGAACGTACTGCACAGGTACGGACCCTTGATGCGGTCCATCTTGTTGTACATCTCGTCTGGTGTGAAGTCAGGGTGCCCTTCAGATATACGCACCGCTGCCTTGTCTGCGTCGACGCAATGCTTCGCAATCGACAACCCTGCGCGCCACATCGGTTCCGACATCGTTGACTGGTTTTTGTAGATGTAGGCAAGCTGCGCACAGCCGTTACCCTTCCCTGTCTTGACCATAATGTCTTTGAAATAGTTTTCGCGGTTGCCCATCAGTGCGTCCATCACCGCATTGCTGCCGCTCATTGGCGTGAACTTCTTAGGAACTGGTATCGGGTCGGCCCCGAGCAACTCAGAGAACGCGTCGAAGTCAACAGGTTGCACCTGTTCTAATCCAAACACCTGTACTTTTGCAGGGGGATCGCTCTTGTGGTTATGCGTTTCTGGTACACGCAAGATACGCGCGACATCAGCCGTGACCGCAGGATCAGCAGGAAAGTTGTGCTTGGCACATAACGCCTTAAGTCGTTCTGCTACAGGTTCCCATTCGGCGCAGGATACGTCCTCGCTCAGGGGCCAATATACATGAACACCGCGACCGGAGTTAACCGTCATAGGTCTTGGCAGGTTAAGTTGTTTACAGAACTTGCGTAACTCTTTAATAGCTTGTTGCTGCGTGGGGAACTCTTTGCTCGGCCCACAGTCTAAGTCCATAAAGAATGATCGCATCTTGAGGGCGGCGTCTTTGCGCCGTGACCCTGCTTCGCCGAAAGTAGCGAGTGCGAAGTACGCATCGTATCCGTTTGCGTCGAAGTCTCGTGCAGCATCCATCACATGATCTATGCTGTCGTAGAATTTTTGTTTACGTTGCCCTGTCTTGTTGGCAGCAAATACGCAGTACCAACCTTCGTGGGCTACTACGCTTTGTAGGAATGTTTTTGTTTGCATTGCTCTTGCCCATGAAAGAAATGCCGTGACCTGTTACAGTCACGGCTCCGTTATTACTCGTCGTCATCCCATGCGTCGACAAGATCACTAAGGTCTTCTGTAGAGGGTTTTGCCTCTTCTTTTTTGCTGACCTTTTTCACGGGTTCTTCCACGGGTGCATCATCCGCCTCGGCGGGTGCTGCTTTTTCCAACACGTTGTTGGACTTCTTCGGTGCGTCTTTCTTCACACCATCTGCTTGTGACACAGACATGGTGATTGCACGTTGTACATCTTCATGCTCACGCAGTTCGATAACTTGTTTTAATTCATCTTCATCCAACGGACGCGCTGCCTTGAAGAACAGTTTCGGTACATCGCTGTTCTCGTCGAAGTACATCTCAGTCACCACAGCAGAGGGCGGTGCCTTGTGCGCGTTCAGATAGTTGGCATACGCCTGCATTGGCATCTTGCCATCAACTGGCTTACCGAAGACCGAAGTCGCAGACAAGTTAACTTGATATACTTTATCGTAGCTGTTCTCTAGCGCCACGGCGATACGTTGCGAGAAGCGGCAAGCACGTGTCTCACCTTGACCAGAACCACGTACGTTCATCGGGCAGTCTGCACAGCGAGACGCTTGGCGTTGTCCGTCTGGTACATCGGGTGCAGGACGTTGTGTGTCTGCTGACCAACAAGTCGGTGCCGCAGGGTTTTCGGCATCGTATGTACCTGCATAGTAGGTGCGAGATACTTTAGCTGCGTCCAAGATAACAACATTCAAAGAGCCGCTGTTGTTGACGTTTACCTGTTCGCCACCAACCAATTCCCGAAAACGAGAGCCACGGAAGCTGATGCGGCGCATACCACCGCCAGTGCCACCTGACAAGTTATCGGCAGTGGACTGTAATGACTTAAACAGATCACTGCTTACGAGGCTGTTGCCTTTAAAAAGGTCTAGTTCACTCATATTGTGTTCTCCTTACACATCTTCGTCAGCATCGAAATCGAACTCTAGCTGATCTTCTTCGGATTTAGTTTCGATCATAACCGTGCCTGTTGTACCTTCGGCGGTAACAGTTAACGTGTTATGCTCTTGCTCTACATCGTCCTTCCGCATAGCTGTCAGTGCTTCCGACACCTGATCGCGGTTGAACCGATACGTGTTCCCCAACTTGATGTAAGTTGTTTCTGGGATATAGCCCTGCCGTACCCATGCACGGATGGTAGAGACCGACACACAGAAATACTGCGCTAGGTTCTCGATAGTTACGAAAGGGCTTTTGTCTTTTGCTTCAGTCATTTCTTCCTCACCGAAATTGCGTATTCAGAGTCCACGTTCAATCCTGGGGGTAGTAAGTCAGGATTGTCTTCGAGGAACTGCTTTACGTTGGTTTGATTAAGACGCTTATCCAAGAACTCTGGCACTTCGTGCTCCAGAATAAACTTGTGCATCGACTCCCAATCACTTGTCCAATACCGCTTCTTGACCGAACGGTAGAACAGACCTGCGGAAGTACGCACACTCTCGACATCTTGCTCTTTGCAATAGTCAAGCAACGCTCGCTTTACCTTGTCTTGCTGTGCCTTGAGACCTTCGTCTTCTTCTTTGAACTTTGCCGACAACTGAGCGCGTCTATCACGAATTTTTATATATGTGCGCGTCAGCTTTTCGACGGATACTTTTTCATCGCTCATGATGTTCTCCTTTGCTGAGACCTTATAGATACTATCTAGTCTTATGCTAGTCAAGTATTTCTTTGTAAAGGTCGATCATTTTTGAGTGTACGTCTATTCTACTATCAAGTAATGCGTAGACGTGTTTTTCAATAGCAGAACCTTGGAGCTGCACGACGGTGCATGGATGCTTTTGTCCTGATCTGTGAACACGTGCGTTAGCTTGAGCGTAGGTCTCAAGAGACGAGGTCGGACCCCACCATACAACAGTATTCGCTGCCGTTAAAGTCACACCATGTGCTGCCGATTGAGGCTGTATCACCAATATCTTGGGGTTTGGGGTATCTTGAAACCTCTTGAATATCTCGGTGCGCTTCGACGCAGGCACATCTCCGCGAATCACTTCGGCGGTATGTCCGTCCTTGCGCAGACGCTCTGTCAGTATGTCGATAGTGTGCTTGAACGGTACAAACACGAGAACCTTCTGGCTGCTCTCGTCTATAACTTCTTTGAGTACGTTGTATCTGTTCTTGATGTCGAACTCTAGCGTGTCACCACTGTCGGCGTAGACTGCCCCTGCACTGATCTGTAACAACTTGTTCATAGCCACGGCTGCATTGGCTGCGGTGATCTCCTCACCTGCTGCTTCCATCACAAGTCGTTGCTTCAGTATCTCATAGTATTTTTTCTGTTGGCGTGTTAACTCAACAAACCGCTTCACGTATGTCATGTCGGGCAGGTCCAGGCACTGCTCTTTAGTGTACCTGATGGCAGGTTGCAGTGCGTTGAACACAGTCTCGGTTGCGTTCTCTTTTGGCCTCCACTTGAACTGACTGATCTTGAACATCACTTGGTCGCGGAACGAACCAAAGAACCTCGGCACTGCCGATGGGTTGACTAGCTTGGCTATGCCGTATGCGTCGAGGGGGGACTGCGCAGCGGGTGTACCTGTCATCATCCACAACCATGTGTCTTCGGTGACCAGACGGTTGAGACACTTCCACCGTTTACTCTGTGCGTTCTTGTAGTGTGTTGCTTCGTCGACAATAATAAGGTCGAACCCACCGTTGCGTATGTTCTCCTCGACGATCTCTACACCGTCATAGTTTATCACGACGAACTCGGCACCGTTGTCTATGATCTTCTTGCGCTTGGCGGCAGACCCATGGGCCACGTCCACTGTGCGGTGCATTGCTACCTCAAACAGATCATCACGCCATGCACTGTCCATGATAGACAGGGGGCATATTATTAAGGCTCGTCGGATTACGCCTTGTTTCATTAGGAAGTCAGCCGCCCAGATCGCCGATGCGGTCTTACCTGTACCCTGCTCGTTGAAGCAGAATGCCTTGGGGTGCAGCGTTAGGAACTCAGCTGTCTTGCGTTGGTGGTCGTATGGCTTGTATCTCCCTGGCCAGTCATAACGTCCACTAATAGGTGATGGTACGTTAATATTCATGTCTCGCAGGGTGTGTGTTTCTTGCACACCCCAGTTGACTACGACTTCATTTGGTCCAGTCGCCTTACTTTTGCGGATGCTGTCAGTGACACGGTTGGGATTGCGTAGCTTTAGCAGCAACGCCTTACCATTTACTATTTTCATTTCTTCTCCTCGCAACGCCTTACGGCGCGATGTTAGTGCGGCACTAACGTTTTTTGCCTTTGCTCAAGGCTCCGCCTGCTGCACGGTTCTTCTTGCGGCTTTGAATAGTTACACCATTCTTGTTTGTGCCGCCGCGTGACAATGGCTTCTTGTGTGCAATATCCTTGCCTTCACGCTTGTCAGCCTTGCCGTTCTTGTTGGCATCCTTGCCAGTCTTATCCATCTTGCGTCTTGCACGTTGACGTTCCATGCGATCCGAATGTTCGCCTCGTGCTTTCTGTTGTGCGTATTCCTTTTTGTAAGGACGTGGTTTGTTTTTATATGGCATCAGTTTGCTCCGTTATGTGGGCACTCAGTTACAGGACAATGCCGCCGACACAGGCCGCTAGGCTTTGGGTTCCACACCCCTGTTTCGAAGGCTTTCTCCATTGTACCATATTTTCCAAGCCATTTCCCCCATAGATCGGGGGTGACTTCTTCTAGGTACGTATCGCGCACCATGTCGTTACACACGACAAACAGTAACCCTGCGCGTATCTTCTTAACGTCAGGGAAGTGCTTGAATACAGTGAGTGCCATCAACTCTAACTGTCCCTTGTCTGCATACCGTGCAGACTTGCCTGTCTTATAGTCTATGACCCAAGCGGTTTCGGCGAGGACATCAATGATAAGAAGGTCAGCAATACCACGGAACCAAACGTCTTTGGCAAAGAAGCTGCATGGTTTTAGATCGGCGGTCAGGCCCATCTTCTGTTCCACTAACTTCTTACCACGTTTGTTATTAAGTGAATCCAGCACTGGCTTGGCAAAGTCAAATGCAGGTGGTAGCGGCTCGCCTTTACCTATGTAATTCTCTGCTGCCTTGTGAAAGGCACTGCCGTAGCGGATCGCTTCGGTTTCTTCAAAGGGGTGCTCCTTCAGCACGGTGACATGATAAAACTGCTTGGGACAGGTATCGAAAGACTTCATCTTACTGAAGGACCAAGGGGCTGCGCTCATTCACATTCTCCATAACTTTTTGCTGTTCCCGCTTCGCAGTCGACAGGCAACCCTGCTGCCCAGTCTGGTGTCCACCGCATCCACTTCTCAACACATGCTTGCGCTTCGGGGACTTCTTCGTCGGGAACACAGCATACTATCGAATCGTGAACCGTTAGCACCACGCGGTATTCCTTAGCAATTCTTAGCATCTGTTCACCAATAATGCAACGCGCGATAGCTTGGCAGACGTTCTCCACGACCTTCCCGCCGTAGATTTTCTTCTCCCCTGCGCGGACCTTGTAATAGTACTGCGGCCCCTTTTCTTCCTCACGTGCAAACAGATCATGGTAGAACATCGGCAGTCCACTTGGCAGTATGATAGCCTTGCTTCGTGGGTCCACAGTCAGCACACCTGTCCGTCCAAAGTCTAACCTGTCACCCTGCGCCATGTATCTCAGCATGTTCTGTGCGCTACGCCATAACTGACTAATGTGCCAGTTGGTGTCACGGTAAATGTTGATAACCCTGCGCGCCTCGTCCAACTCCATGTCGAACCCAAACGACTTAAGCTGCGCTTGGAACTTGAGTGCGCCCATGCCGTAACCTGCACCGAGAATTGTGGTCTTCCCCACGAACCTCTGGTCCTTGGTCACCTCGTCCACAGCTACACCGTATATACTTGACGCCATCTTCTTGTAGACGTCCTCTTTGTTAGTGAACGCACTAACAAGATCATCTTGGTCTGCGAGCCATGCAAGCACACGTGCCTCGATCTGTGCCGAGTCAGCTTCGATTATAGTGTGGCCTTCGGGTGCGATGATTGCCTTCTTTAACGCCTTGGCGTTCGGCCCACGGCTTGGCAGGTTTTGTAGGTTGATCTTGTCATCACCGCCCCATCGCCCAGTGTGTGCGGCGTAGTATCTAACAGGGACCGGCAACTTCCCACGTTTAGATATATCTATAAACCTCTGAGTACGTGTTTCTTCAAGGGTACTTTTGGTACCCAGACGTGCAGCAACAAGAGCCTGCACCTTGTCGTCGTCATGCTCCAACAGTGCCTTAAATTCTTCGTCGTTCTTTGCAAACGCAAACGTCTCTTTACCTGTGGTGGGGCTTTCTTTCATCGGCGGTTCCACGCCGAGCGACTTCAACATCTCTGCGAACTTGGGATTGGACATCAGGTCTTTCTTGTCCGTTATTCCTGCATCGCGCATCAGTTGGTCTTTACGCTCCTTAACATCTTCTAGGTGCATCTCCAACAGGCCGAGGTCTAGCTCAAGCGTTGGGTCAGTAAACATCCGCAGGGTCAGGTCAATCAGCTTCAACTCTTTCTTCGGAAACTTCTTGCCCATGATACGGAACAGTTGGTACGTTAGGTCGACGTCATTGATGCAGTAGTCGCCGTACAGTGACAGGTCACGGTCAGAAAAGTCTAATCGCCTTTTCCCCATCGCACGAACCACTTCCGTACCTTTAACTCCGACACCGTATCGTTCAGCCACTTTCTTGAGGCTTGCGCTAGTTTCAACCCCATGTAGAGCACGGGCAAGGTGCATAGTATCGGCAAGAGCGCGAGGATGGATATTAAAACGCCAAGAAAGAATAGCACCGTCGAACATAGTATTATGGGCAAGAACCATGCTGTCAGCCCAATCAAACGAATTGAGGTAGCGAGCGATTTGCTCTTGTGTCCCACTGGCCCACTCTGTTTCATTGTTGTTCACCTTCACTGCTACGCCAATCACTTCGAACCGAGGGTCGCGTATATATTCTTCTGTTGTCATCTTAGACAGTGAGTAGTCCCTATCGTAGAAGGTCTCAAAGTCTATCGTTATCAGGTTCATCTTTGTTCTCCTTGTGCCATGGTGCTTTCGGCAGTGTCACCTTTGGTGATTCTCGTTGTTGCTCTGATGCGGCTTGCGCCATGCGCATTCGTTCTTTGTTTGACATCGCCTGCGATCTTGGTCGGTGTTTGTGCGATGGAAATTTATGTGTGTTCACTGTCCCCTCATATATCTTCTTATTGTGTGTAGGCTCTTTCGTGCCTGTCGTTCGTCCTGCGTAGACGAGTTATTTGCTACGCAGGCTACGCGCTTACCCTTGTGATACAGAAAGTAATGGTCTTTCCGCTTCACTATCTCCCATGTGTCGGGCAGTTGTTTGATCTGCTCCTGTAGCACTGGGTGTATCCGCTTCAACATTGTTTAGTCCTTCGTCAATTTGGCGGATGCGTTCATCGCAAATGTGCTTAATCTTTTCGTAGTCTAGTCGACGTTGACCAGGCTTCTTTCGTAGCACACGCTTTATGATGTCAGCATCCCATGGGTTCAGACGGTATTCTAACCAGATGTCCCATGGTTGGATTTTATGTTTGGCGTAGTCGCTCTCGCCTACGTTATGGTCGCGTGGTGACACGTCACGCCAGTTCGGTGATCCGATACGGTCTAGGTATGACTGCGCTGCGTCTTCGGTTATGTCGCAGTTCAATGCAATATCTGTCGCCGTAGCGGTTTGCCTGTTCTTCAGTATGTATGCCCATACAAGTTCTTCTGTGCTCATTTCTTTTTCAGCCTCTTTTTTGTTCGTTGTGCTATGTACTCGAATTTGCCTCGACCAAGCCGCTTCTGCACGAGGCCAACGTACCCTGCCTCATATGCGTTCAGCGCATCTTGCTTGTGCATACCTCCCGCAGATAGCCCACGGTTGTATACTATTTTGTCACCATAGCTTGTCTCCGCTAGATAGCGGTTAAACTCACCCTTCTTATTCACATCGGCAATGTCGATTACTTGGGGTTCTGTTTTAGAATTTTGGTTCATAGAGCACTCCCTTTTCTTGTAATTCTTTATAGTGCCTAATTTCACGCGACAGGGCTTCGAGCCTCGCATCACCCACTCCGTTGTCCCATATGAGATCATCGTAGTCCTTCTCTAATTTCTTAACCTGCGTGGCTACGTCAGTGAGACGTGGGTCATCGTTGTAGTCCATTTAATTTCCTTTCTGCGTACCATATGCCAAACTTCCAAAGCAGTCGGTAAGGCGACCACTTCGGTGCCATGATGTCTGCGCTTGTGCACCACATCTTCAAGTCAATATAATCTTCTCGTGTCTTCATATACTGTATCCTTCCTTCCGTCTGTTCTCGACGAACTTTGTTAGGTCTTGCTTCGCGTAGAAGTATCTTTGCTGTGCAGAGGGGGACGCATCTTTCTTGTGTTGTGCTTCCATCCAAAAATCGACTTGTTGTTTGAGAAACCGCAACTCAGCCTGTTGAGCATCTGGCAACTCTTTTTTCATGGTTTTCTCCTATTTTTTGCGTTGCGTTTAAAATTTCAGTTTTATAATTTCACGTCCGAGGCCACTGTAACCTAATACTTGCCCATGGGTGGTTTTGGTTCTCAGATGACGTGCTACCAAATGCGCTAACATTTCCGACTTCATCTGGTGGCCTCACGAATCAATTTTCCTCGCATCTTCTATGTTCTCCTCGTTAATGACGAGCGCCATGCCACCTGCTTCGGCAATACTGTCTAAGTTCTTTTTCTGTAGTGGGGTGGGCTTGTTCTTACCCGCCTTGCACTCGATCCCAAAGAATTTACCTTTGTGGCAACCAACGATGTCAGGCACTCCGCTATGCCCATACCCGCCTGTCACTGGATAGAAGTAGTATGCACCGAGTTCTTTCAGTATCGCTACGACTTTCTTCTTCACCTTCGCTTCTGGTGTCATTGCCATCTTAGTTCTCCATTAAGTTATCAGGACGTAGTTTTGGACGGATAGAATGTGACAGCACCTCAGTTCGTCGACATGCCATCATCGTGTCGTCGTACAATAAATACAGTGTTTCGTAGAGATCATCAGAGTTACGCATTGCAGTCTCGCATCGCTTCTCTGTATCAAACCACATCACGCTCTCCACATACGAGCCATTCATTGCATAGCTTATTATCAACGCCGTAAAAAATTCCATCGCTCTTCTCCTCGCGGTAACTGGTATCGTTT